GGCCGACTATCCAGCGTGGCCTGCGGATCCCAACCAGCCGCAGCCAGAGCCTCCGATGGAGGACACCATCTCGTTTGAAGGTGGCGTCACCAGCGGGCAGATCATTTCCTGATGGTCTCTGATGACGTAGCGGCCGTGGCCATTTGCCTGTTCAGCGCTGTGGCCATCGGCATTCTCTACATCGGGACGGCGCTAGGCCAGTAGGCAGCACATCTACAGCGGTGTGCTACTTCTGTTGTGGGCCAGCGCGGCTGCAACCGCCTGACCCGTGATCAGATCCAGTACGAGTGGACCCGATGGCCGGAGCCTATCGCGCAGGAACCACTGCGCCCGCTTGCGAGCAGACACTTTCTCAAGCCTGGGAGCTGTTCAAGGCAGAGCGCAGCGTGTCGCTCTGCCCCACCAGCCTCACCAGCGACTACGCCCAAGTCAGCAAATGGCTGGCTCGTTGCCCGATTCAGGAGTTTCCTGATGGCCGGCGCGTGTTGACCTGGCTGCTGCAGCAAAAGCCTGAGAAGGCTGCGCGGCGCGTCTGCATGTATGTCCGCACCTTGTACCGGTGGGCAGCAGCGGAAGACGTGGGCTTGCTACCTCGCAACCCGGTCGCCAACTTCAGGATGCCCAAGGCTCCGCAGGGCGAGCACGAGGTGGTGGTGATCCCTCGGGAGGAGATCGCCCTTGTCCTTGTGGCCCTGGAGGCAAAAAGCCGTAGGCGCGGTGCGAACTGGGCTCTGTTCGCGGAGTTCATGCTTCAGACGGCACTACGAACCGGTGAGGTCAGAGCGATCAAATGGGCCGACATTGATGGCGAGCGGGTGCTGATCCATAGCAACTACACCTTGACCCACGGCCACAAGAACAGCACCAAGACCAACAAGAAGCGTTGGGTGCCTCTTAATGCCAGAGCACAGGAGATTTTGCGCCAGCTTGCGCAAGACAACGAGTATGTGTTCCCGTGGAACCGGTTTTCGTTTCAGAGCTTCTTCTATGACCGAATGAGTGAGCTGCACAGCGCGGGGCTGATCAAGAAGCGCTACCGGCCGTATGACCTACGGCACGTTGCGATCAGCCGCTGGCTAGAGGCTGGCATCCCGGTGACGCAAGCCGCCAACTGGGCCGGAAATACGTCGGAGGTGATCTGGAAGCATTACGCCGCAACGACTGCGGAATATGAGATGCCAGTGCTGTAAGGCGGGCAACTTAGATCAACTGCTCGGCCACCATGACGCCAGAGGAACTTGCGGGCCTAGCCATTGCCTTACTGGCTGGCTCCGAGCTGCTCAGCTACATCCCTGGCGTCAAAGCCAACGGTTGGGTGCAACTGGTGCTGGCAGCCCTTCGGGGTATCGCCGCCGCTGCTCAGGTTGAGCAAAACAACAAGCGCAAGCGCCGCTGAGTCATGGTCGAAATCGTCGCTGCTTTGGCAGGTGCTGTCCTAGCCATTGGGGCAGGCGGCGTTGGTTCCTTTATGCGCAAAGACGAGGAAGCCTCAAAGGCTGTGATCCGCCTGACCGCCGCTGTGGAGCACATTGCTGGTGAAGTCAGCCTGCTGCGCACTGAGATCAAGGAAGACCGGCAAGAGCTATACCCCCGCTTGAACGCGATTGAACAGCGCCTAGCTGTGCTGGAGACCAAGATATGAGCATCATTCAGCTGCGCGATGCGGCCAAGCACTTCAAGCAGCTGCCTCATCAACTCGCTGCGTGGGATTGGCTGCAGGAACACTTGGACGCTGACACGCTCAAGCAGTTCGCGGAGCTGTATCGCGCTGATCCGGCCATCAAGCAACCGCTGCCGCCGACCTGGCTAGCGCCTGCCATGAAGATTATCCGTGAGTTTGAAGCCTGCAAGCTGGAGGCCTACCGCTGTCCAGCTGGTGTGCCCACCATCGGCTGGGGCACAACACGGCTGATGGATACGCCGGTGCGCATGGGCGACAAGATCAGTCAGGCCCTAGCGGATGAGCTGCTGCAAAACGAGGTAGAGAACCTCTTCGGCCCTGGCGTGCTGCACCTGCTGCCGCTGGCCAAGCAGTGGAAGCCAAATCAGGTCGCGGCCATCATCAGCTTCGCCTACAACCTCGGTCTTGGGGCTTTAGAGGATTCCACGCTGCGCAAGCGGCTGCTGGCTGGGGAAGATTCCTGCACCGTCGTGCGGGAAGAGCTACCGCGCTGGGTGCATGCCGGGGAAGCTGTGCTGGCTGGGCTAGAGCGGCGCCGCGCTGCGGAGGTGGCCCTGTTCTGCGGTGATCAGCGTTTGGGCGTGCCCGCACAGCAAAAGCCCAACACACCGCTGAAGGTGCCCTACTACAGCCAGCGCGATTCCACGGTGGCGGGCCAGGCCAATCGGATGTGCTTCTCCAGCAGTTGCGCCATGCTCGTCTCCTTTCTGCGGCCTGGTGTGATCACCGGTCCTGCGGCCGACGATCAATACCTCAAGACGGTGCAGCGCTTTGGCGATACCACCGACGTGAATGCCCAGCTCAAGGCGTTAGCGCACTACGGCGTCAAGGCTCGCTTCAAGCAAGACGCCGGTTGGGATGACCTGCAGCAGCAGATCGCACGTTCAGTGCCGATCCCCTGCGGATTCCTGCATCACGGCACCAGCGCCAAGCCCACTGGCGGCGGCCATTGGCTCACCGTGATTGGCATCACCAAAGGTCACGTCATCGTCAACGATCCCTTTGGCGAGCTGGACGTGGTGCGCGGCACCTACCTCAACAGCAAAGGTTCAGGGCTGCCCTACAGCAAGGCGAACTGGGGGCCACGGTGGCTGGTGGAAGGACCGCGTTCCGGCTGGTGCATCATCGCGGAGCCATGAGGAACGTGAACATCAGCCAGCGCATTCAACCTGGCCTGTGGAAGGTCCACCGCAAAGACACCGGCGTGGTGGTGTGGATGGCGATGGCCAACGGCATCACCTACCTCAGCTATCACGAGGAGCAAACCCGCCTCTGGCTCAGCCGTGAGCTAGACGATCCGGAACCGCTGGAGGCGGCATGAAAAAGCCCCCGGCATGACCACGGGGGCAGGTTGAACATCCGACCTAGCTTGCCGGCTTGTCACTTCTTAAGCCTTTCGCCACCATCATGCACTCAAACATCACTTCAGCTTGCCAGCGTTGTTGATGTTCAATGCAGTAACCAAGGCCACACACCCGCCACTTGATCCCATCCTGTGTAGTGACCTGATTGATGACAGGTTCACTCACCGGAATACTTAGCGCAACCTTCTAGGTTCCCGCTATGGCGTGGGGAGAGTGGATGGTGCCCCAGCCAGGACCGGAGCACTTGCTCACGCTGGAACAGCAACGGCGTGCCGTTGATGGCTACACGCTGCCGCAGGCCAAGGCCATGCTGCTGCGCCTATGCCAGCTGTCCCTGCATCAAGACCTGATCATCCGAGGTGCTACGCGGCGGATCGCAGAGCTTGAATGCACTCTTGCCCTTGCAGACCGCCAAGCTTAAGCCTGAGGGTTGTCATGGCTCGGTTGTGCATCTGCTGCGTGGCCTGACGGCTCACCTGCAGCTCAGCACCGATCTGTTCGTAAGGCTTCGGCAGGCGGGTGCTGCCGAAATAGCGGCTGCGGATGATGTGCTGGTGCTCGGGGGTCAGATCGTTGATGGCTTCATGCAGCGCATCACTGAACTCTTGCAAGTCATCGAGTTGTCCATCGGTGCTGCGTGGATCAGCCACCACATCCATAAACTCGCCGTACTTCTCACCGCCTGGCATCTTCTGATCCAGGCTCAAGACGCTGGCGTTGTGGTTGAGGTAGCCGAGCAGCGTTTGCTTCTGGATCCCGCAATGCTTGGCCACATCGGCCAGCGGTGGCAGCTTGCCCTGCTCCCGCATGTGCAGCTGCATGTAGTCCATCGCTTTGCGCAGCTGATCATTGGCCTGCATCGGCAGGTGGATGATGCGGCTGTGGCGGTTGATCGCCCGCGTGATGCCCTGGCGGATCCACCAGTAGCAATAGGTGCTGAACTTGTAGCCCAGCGCCGGCTCAAATTTGAGGATGGCGGAATCGAGGCCAATCAGACCTTCTTGAATCAGGTCTTCAAGGGTCAGCGTGCCGCTGTACTTCTTGTATTTGCCGGCCACATTGACGGCCAGGCGAATGTTGGAGAGAAAGAAGCGATCACGAGCGCGGCGCCCTTTGTTGATGATGCCCTTCTGCTGTTTGGTGGGCTTTTGAGGGTCACCGATGGCGAGCCAGGCCTGCACCTGACGGGCCAGGGTGATCTCTTCGGCAGCTGTGAGCAGGGGATAGCGGCGGGAGTGCTGGATGATCCAATCGACGGAAGTGCCAGGCGTAGCCATTGGCAGCAGTGTGGGGGAGAAATGGCTAGTGTTTGGGCCTAGACCTTTTTCGAGGGCTAGGCGGAACCGTAGAGGCAGGCTGCGGTAAGGGCGGCACCGCGTGAGGACCGCCCACCTGCCACCTTTTTGCTCAGACCGTGGCCAAGGTCACGGTGTGCTCTTGGTCCTGGTATTTGCCAGCGCGGTCTTCGTAGCTGACCGAGCAGGGATCGCCTTCAAAGAAGAGCAGCTGACAGATGCCCTCGTTGGCATAGATGCGGCAGTCCGCACCGGAGGAGTTGGAAAACTCCAGGGTGAGGTGACCGCGCCAGCCAGCTTCAGCGGGGGTCATGTTGGCGATCACACCCATGCGGGCATAGGTGGATTTGCCGAGGCAGATCACCGTGACGTTGGGCGGCACGCAGAGCTTCTCTAAGGCGACACCCAAGCCGTAGCTGTGGGCTGGCAGCACGAAGTAGCGGCCGCGCTCATCGCTTTGCAGCTCGACGTTGCGCAGGTTGTCCGGGTTGAACGCCTTGGGGTCCATGATTGTGCCCGGCACATGCTGAAACACGCGGAAATCAGCAGGTGACAGGCGGATGTCGTAGCCGTAGGAGCTGCAGCCGTAGCTGAGCACCTTGTGGCTGGCGATCTGCCGGATCAAGGTGGGTTCAAACGGCTGGATCATGCCGGCGTCAGCGCGGACGCGAATCCAGTGGTCAGCTTTGATCACAGGGCTTCTCCGCGTGCTTTGCGGGCCAGCACCCATGCGGCAAACGCCACGATCAAGCTGGCGGTTTGGTTGTTGATTGGTGCCGCGTGGGGGTAGCTATCACGCCACCACTCAGCCAGTAGATCTTCAAGCGTCGGCGTTGTCGTCGTCATGGGGTTGGGTGAGAAGGCCGGTGTAGGTGGACTTGAGCGGATGGCCGTCAGGCAGATCAGCGCGGCCGCTGGCTTCGTAGGCAGCGTCTAGGCGGTCTTGCCGCGCTTGCTGCTCAATCGGGTTGCAGTCGGGGTTCATCAGAAGGGCATCGAATTGGTGGATTCGGCCTTGGCCTTTTGATCGCTCACCGCCAGCAGCAGGTAGTCATTGCC